CACCTTCTCCCCGGTAGCACGAATCCGACTCTTTTGACAGGAGCCGGGCTCGTACGAGCCGGTCTAGACTTGGTCCCTAAGGGCCTTATCCAGTCGAAGAAGGTGTGGGCAGGGGTCTACTGCATTAGTAGAGCCTGCCTGGTTGGTGAACATAGGAAGGAAGGGAAGAAGGGTCGGGGAGGCAAACGAGTGGGAGAAGCGATCAAGGCCTTAGAAAAAGGTCTTCGTGACGGAGGGGTGGATGTACCGGCTCTGAGAGCCTTCTACAATAACACCACCTCCCTTGATCGCGCCAACCACAGGGCTCTCGCGAAATCTCTCGCCACGTTGTTGTGTGCATACACACTGGTCAACGGCACGTGGAGGGCAGAGCAACGTCCCAGAAGGATTCCAATCTGGCCAATAAGGCTTAACAAGAAAGGTGTCCCAATGAAGACGTGGTTCAAACCCAAGGAGAGCGCTCACGAGAACGCCACCAGACTTTTCCGGTACCTCACATTCCTTAGTGATCTCGCAGTGGGGGGACGAGACGAAATAAAACGTGTCGCACATATTTGGCGGGAGGAGGCCTTGTTGACCATCGCAAGTCAAAAGACTTCACCCGATTTTAAAACCAAATGGCGACTGTATACTCGTCGCGTCTCCAGTCTCCGCCTGTTCCAAGCTTCATCTTTGGCTCGCGCCGTTCCCATGCCGGTAGACCACCTCAAAGAGGCGGCCCTGGACGAGAAGATCCTGTTATGGACCTCCCCCCCGGAACACGAAGGCAGCGAGGAAGAACTCTCGCGCTTAGAACAGTTTTCTCAGCAAGTGTTTCTACTTGCCTCAAAACGGAAACCCACCGCACTCTCGATACAGCAAGCGCTGGCTCTTGGCGTGGACCCTGGTTACACAGGAGGGCCCATCTGCCCAACGCCCAACTCGCGAGCATGCGTCGAGAAGATCACAAAGGAAGGAGGGACCAGAAAGGAACTGGAGGATCGCCTCCGCAACCTGTCGCACGGTCAGAGAGCCAAATTTGGTGGCAGTCCTTATGGACCCCTAGATACAAGGGGGATCTACAAGATGTGTGAAGCGATGACGGCCGGGAAGGAACCCATCAAGCTCCGTGCATTTCGCACAGGGCAAGTTAAGTTCGCACCCCGCATACCTGTCTTCCGTCCGGTTGCTATACCGGAGGTCAACAAGATACGGGTGGCCACGATTCACACCGCTACTGCAACCCACTTCGGGCGCGCTCTCTCGTCAGAAACCATCCCCTACCTAGCGCGTCTTTCGTGGTTCCGAGAAGGGTTAACGGGACAGCACACCTCCCTGGAGTCTTACGACCCCCAGAGGCAACTGTACTCCGCCGACCTAACGGCCGCCACAGAATACATTACGCATGGCAGGGCAAAAGCGATCATGAAGGGCATCGCTAATGCACTGGGATGGGACGAGGTAAAGCGCGCTGCTGCGCTCAAGACCGTGGGCGAACAACTCCTTCAACTCAACGGGAAACCCGACCAACGCACCAAGAACAGTGTCTTGTTGGGCATGGGGATCTCGTGGACCGTGCTTTCCATCATTAACGCGTACAACGCCTCCGATGGGGACCTGAAAGATAAATCCTTCAAGGTCTGCGGCGATGACTTACTCGGGTTCTGGGGTCCTCAGCGAATAGCTAAGTACTGCCAGGCCACTCACGATAGTGGACTTAAAATCAACCACTCGAAGTCATACACCGCCCCCAACGCAGGAGTCTTCTGCGAGAAGATGGAAATTGTTAACATCACGGCCGACGCCTGGACTGAGCAGGTCCAGACGATCGGGTTGAAGGAGGCGTCCGCCGCGCGGCTCATTTCTCGGCCGGGTAGGAAGGGAGTATATGCGGTGCGCGAGGGTCTAACCTCCGCATTGAAATCCGCATCTGGCCCCCTCAGGCGCTTGATCAAGGATACTCTCCGTCGCACCACGCCCCGCGGTTCCCTTTCGGGTCCCACATGGGTTGGTGGTAACGGCGGTCCTTTGATCGCATCTCACGCCTCTCATCTTCGGTACCTACTGATCGCTAGCTGGATAAAGGGTCCAGTCCTGGTCTCTCGAGGTGCCGAAGACAGTGAGTGGTGTGAGTTGCAACGCACGCTGAGGGAGGAACTCCGCCCCGCCCAATCAGAGGTTGCTCTTTCCGACATTGTCACAACAGCCCGGGCAGCGCTGAGTAGGCGCCACCCAACGAAGGCAGTAAGTCGTCCAGTAGAAAAACCCGTCCAAGAGCTAATCCGCCAGACCACAAACCGCCGACGCCAAGCTGAAAGACTTTGTCGTACAGAAGCCCGCTCCGGAGTCAGTACAGTACTCCAGAGCAGTTTCCTCGATCACGCCGGGAAACGAGCACTACGACGACTTCTTCCCTTCCTTCTACGTTCAAAACCCTCGCTGACCGTGGTACGGTCAGCGTTAAAGATAACACACAAGCACCGGCTGGATCCCTTAGTAGATCCTACCAGCGCAGCGCTTATCCTTCAAGACCTCGGACTGCAGCCTCCACTTCATCAAGCAGAGGGGCAGCGGCCTTGGGGTTTCCTCTTCCGCCAGGTTCTCGGAGAACCGGAGACAGAAGGTCCGCGCATAAACGAGCCCACTTTCACATAGGCCCG